ATTGCAGGAGCTTGATAAATTGGAGCGCCAACAAGGACAACAACAATACGTCAATTTCATAACATACGGAACAACTTCACAAATAGGATTATAAGATATGGCAAACGAATATAGAGGATTAGGTCTTAATGGAGGCCAATACATAAATGATACTGCGGCACACACAGGTGACTTTTTTTGCATCGTAGCAACGGAAGACACCGTCCTGGCAAGCTTGACTAGTAACATCGACAACATTGCAGATATTTGCACCGGGCAGGATGCAACCACATTATCCGCCAATACCGCAATCTATGGCAGAATAACCGGAATCACACTTACGAGTGGTGCGGTAATAGCCTACAAAATGTAAAATGTTTGCAATTGATCTATCGTTAAGTGCAGGCCGTACCTCTACTGCTAGTGGAGTACCAAGCGGAGGTGGCGCTCCAGATTTAACATTATTAACGGAAGCAGGAGACTTTATATTTACCGAAGCAGGTGCTTACTTACGATACGATGTACCACCTCTTTTGACAACGGAGGCGGATGAAAATTTAAACACAGAAGATAACATTTCAATCTCAACTTAAAATACAATGGCTACAAAAAAAATTACAGAACTCAACGCACTTTCGGCCACGCCTGATAGTGCAGATATCTTAGCAATCGTGGACGCTCCAGGCGGTTCCGCAGAAACCAAAAAGATTACTGTCAGCAACTTACTTGGAGATGCAGTAAAGGTTTCAAGTGGCGCAGTTGATATCGGTGGAAATACTTTGCTTAACTTCGATGCAAGCGTTAATGAGCAGACAGGCACAACCTACACCCTTGTAGCCGCTGACCTTGGAAAGATTGTAAAGTTTACCAACGGATCGGCAATTAATGTTACATTACCCACCGGATTAGGTCTTGGATTCACCTGCACGATAATTCAGTACGGAGCAGGGCAGATTACTTTTTTGCACCCAAGCTCCACTCTTTACAACCGCCAGTCTCACGACAAGACAGCAGGTCAATACGGGGTAGTAAGTTTAATCAGTTGCGTCGCTGATGTATTCGTTCTGGCAGGAGATACCGCATCCTAATGAGCATCATACTTCCAAGCTTTGCAGGTATTGCCAAGCCTAGTGGTGGAGTACCTTTTGCTAACGCAAAATCACTAGAACTCGACGGGGTAGATGAGCATGCAACGCTTGGTTCTACCTTCCCCTCAATATCGGGAAGTAAAAGCATTACTGGATGGTTACGATTTAATGTCACTTCGCAAAATGGAGTTACCACTACCACTTCTAATCAGTTTGGTTGGTTGTTTTGGGCTAGTAATACAATGTACTTTAGAACTGGAGCGGGGACTCAAACTTTTTCTATTCCTGCGGTTTCGACAGGACAATGGTATCACTTTGCCCTAGTTGGTGACGGCACAACTTTAAAATGCTACATTGATGGTACTCAACAGGGTGGTGACAAAGTTGACGGAACTTGGTCTATTGGTACATTTTTCCGAGGAACATCTTCCGCTTATTATTTCGATGGCGATGTGGATGAAATAGGTATTTGGACAGGTACTGCACTATCTGCTTCAAATGTTTCGGCTATTGCTAATTACAGCGGAACTTCTGGTTCTAAAGCCACGGATTTAAGCGATTACACAGGTTTAACCCATTGGTGGAGATTTGGAGACGGTGACACAGGCACTACCGTTACAGACAATGTAGGAAGTAATAATCTTAGCCTTCCGAGTGGAGGAACATTTATAACTCAAGTTCCTTAATAATTATGAAGTATGTAATCGTACCAACCTCTGAATTATCTAGCGTAGATTTTAGCCAAGTAATTGAAAGCGAATCATCGCTTAGATATTCAACAGATAGTAGCAAGTTCATCTTGAAATACGAAGGGTCACAGCCATCATTTTTGAGTGGTAAGACTGAATACACCCAGTCAGAAATGCTTACGATTGTAGCAGGTTCCGATTGGTCACCTAGTGAGTGATGGCAACCGAAGTCGGAGAGAATACACAGATACGCGCCAACCTTGCATTTGTTGGAAAGACAATAGCAATCGTTGGGGCGAGCGTTTGGTTTTATTCTTCGATGGTTGCAGACATTCAGAGTATAAATGTGGATCTCATGCGGATTCATCACGAAGTGGATATGAACAGCGAGTTCCGTGTTAAATGGCCAAGAGGAGAACTTGGTGCATTACCCGATGATGCCGAGCAAAACATGCGTCTGTTATTCTTAGAGAAGCAAGCCACAAAGCATGAAGAAATCATTGAGGAAATCAGATATATAAAAGAACAATGATATGGAGATTTCACACTATATGTTTGCGGGAGTTGGCGTTGCCTGCTCCATCCTTGCGTTTTTCATCAAGCGTAATAAGTGGGAGATCGAGAAGATGAATGAACGACTTCGTCAAGTTGAGATATCAGACGCAGGACAGACCAAGGACTTGGAGCATCTAACCAAGCTTGCCGAGGATCGGCGCGAGGATGTGAAGAACCTTTTTAAACGCTTGGAGGATAAATGAAATGTTTGAATTGCTTACTTTGTTTCTTACCGGTGGGGGGTCAGCCGCAATGGGCAGTATTCTTAAAGGCGTGTTTGGTGCGATTACCGATGCTCGTCAGCAGAAGTATGAGATGGAAATGGCGCGGGAATGCAGGAACAACGAATTTGCCGTCCAGTTCCAGGCCTCACTTAATACCGGACCTGGTGGAGCTTTCACTCGTGCTACTCGTCGCATGCTTGCTCTTATCGGCATGTTCACACTCAGCTTCATCACCTGTATTACCACCATCTACCCGTCAATTCCACTCGTCAGCACAACAAATATTACAGGAGAGGGGCGGAGAGAATTTCTATTCGGACTCCTCAGTTTTCCGGCAGAGCAAGCCCCTCTGGTCGTTACAACAGGACATATTGCCCTCTTCGAAGCAACCGTCGTGTTGCCGTTAATCATTGGCTTTTACTTCACACCAGGAGGGCGTAGATGATGTTTGATCGCGTATCAATTCTAGGAATGAGTGGTACTGCCGCTTCCCTTGGATTATCAGCTTATGACTCGATGATCGGCATTGCCGCAGGAATTGTAACCTTGGTGTACATGTCCGTAAAACTTTATCAGGAGATTAAGAAGAAGTAATGCCACGCTACGAACCATTAGGACGCATGGATGATCCGATTGCCTCCGAAGGAGATCGGGGATTTAAGGGTATAGATTCTTATCTTGAGCCTACTACTTTGCAGGGTGGATTTGTGGAGACATCTGAGAATATGCGCTTGGATGGTGACATTGCAGAAGTGCGTAAAGGTATTGAGTTTAAGGCAGGCGCAGTCACCTTGACCTATTCAGCAGGTACAGAGGAAGTATTTTGTAGTGCTGTCTTCTCAGACCCCGCAACAGGAAATGAATACATTGCCGCGGCAACTAAGGACAAAGTAATCCTTTGGAATGATAGTAATAATACCGGGCTTTATGTGGCGTATGCGGTTGGACAAGTAGTTGCCGCCGCTGATGGAGCATCCTTCTGTCAATCCTTAGAGAAGTTAATTTTATTTAGAGGTACTGGAAAAGATCCACTTGAATGGGATGGGGTATTCACCGATACCAATGGTGATGGCACCGTGGACAGCACCTTTGATTTAAAAAACAATGCGTCTCCAAGTGCAGGAACCGTTGAATGCCCAAGGACAACCTTCGGATTATTCTTTGCTAATAGATTAATTGTCCCTCAACCAAGCGATTCTGCATACACCGTGATCATGTCTGAACTCTTGGATACGGATGAATTTAGGGCAAGTACCTCGCAGTTCCGAATCAATCGAGGAACCGCAGATCGCTTAATTGGATTTACTCCATACCTGGAGAATCAGGTTCTTGTCTTCTTTCGCAACTCCATCCACTTAATTAATAATGTGGCAGTCACCTCTGCCGCCGCAGTCTTTGAGATCACCCGCCAACGCGGATGTGTAGCTCGCAAGAGTATTGCCGCAAGTGGTCCACAAATTTACTTCCTATCGGATGATGGAGTATTCACCCTTCAGCAAGGCTTGGACCCTGCCAAGGGATTGGGTGTGGCAATTAGTAAAGTTAGTGGCGAAGCAATCCCATTATCGCGCCCCATTCAAGACCAGTTTAAAGATGTCAACTTTGCCGCCGCTGAGAAAGCGTGTGGCATCGTATTCGACAATAAATATTTCTTGGCAGTAGCAACGGGTTCAGCAACAGAAAATACCAAAATCTTTGTTTACGACATATTAAATACAGCATGGACCTCTATCGACTCATTCCCATCCGGTTTCGTAATTGATGACTTCGTCACCGTACTTCATGGCAGTAATCCAACCAAGCGTAGACTCTTCGCAGTC